GACTCAACACCGTGGCCGCAACCGCTTCTCGATGTGATGGTGGCGATTAACGCGGCCGAGTTCCTGGTTTGGGGCTATTCGGAGAACCGCGCCATCAACCACTTCGAGTGGACGAACCGGAAGATCGACATGTCGGCGGGCGGCGGGCCGGACTCCGGCGGATGGGCCGGCGATGAACTGAGGCGCCGAGTCGGCGCACGAATGAATGGCGTGGTGATTCCGCCGGAACCTGACGATGAGGAGGACCCGATGTTCTACGAGGTTGTGCGGCATGGCGGCGTTGATTACGCCTACCGGCCGGGGATGTTCCGGAAGATTCAGGATCCGGACGATTACCATTTCCTGGCCTCGACTCCCGGGTACATCGATGTGCCGCACGGCGAGGCCCCGGATATCGAGCGGAACCTGCTCGAATACATCCAGCGGGAGGCAGCGCGCATCGGGGGCGGACAGATCGACCCCATCTAATGCGCCTCCTCGATCTCTACTGCGGGGCCGGCGGGGCCTCGGTCGGCTACCACCGCGCAGGGTTCGAGGTCATCGGGGTGGACATCCTGCCGCAGCCGCACTATCCGTTCGAGTTCGTCCAGGGCGATGCGCTCGATTTTCTCCAGAACCGCGCCGGCGCACTTGGTTTCGATGCGGTGCACGCGAGTCCGCCCTGTCAGGCCTACTCCTCGATGACGCGCGGCACGAACGCCGGGCAAGGGGATCACCCCACCCATGTCCGGATCGTCCGGCAGCGACTGATTCAGACCGGTCTGCCGTTCGTCATCGAGAATGTCATCGGCGCCCCGATGCGGAAGGATCTCCTCCTCTGCGGCACCATGTTCGGGCTGGACGTCCTCCGGCATCGGCTGTTCGAGCTGGGCGGCTGGCGGATCGGCAACCCCCCGATTCATCAGCGCCACCGGGGCGGGGTCACCGACTGGCGCCATGGCAAGGCGAAGGTTGGTCCCTATTACGGGGTTTACGGCAGGCGGGCCGGCCGACGCGGGGTCATCGCCGAATGGCAGGAGGCCATGGGTATCGACTGGATGGTCACCCGCCGAGAACTGACGCAGGCCATCCCGCCCGCCTACACCGATTGGATCGGACGCCGGCTGGCCCTGGTGGCGGCATGAAGCCCCGTCTCCTCGACCTGTTCTGCGGGGCCGGCGGGGCGGCCATGGGTTACCATCGGGCCGGGTTCGAGGTCGTCGGGGTGGACATCGCGCGGCAGCCGCATTACCCGTTCGAGTTCCACCGCGCGGACGCCCTCGACTTCTTGTCCAGGACCGGCGGTTTCGATGCGGTGCACGCGAGTCCGCCTTGCCAGCACTGGTCGAGGGCGCAACAGCATGGCCTGACCTACGAGACCGGCCACCTTCTCTCGGCGACCCGCACGGCGCTGGTCGAGTTCGGCCGGCCATGGGTGATCGAGAATGTGCCGGGTGCGTACATGCGTCCGGATTATCGCCTCTGCGGTTGCATGTTCGGATTGCCCGGCCTGCGCCGTGAACGATGGTTCGAGACAAGCTGGGTGGATTGGCAGCGTTTCAGAGCGAAGCATCGGCATGTGGGCCGAACGGTTACAGTTGCCGGGCATCCGGGGCGCCGATCCACCCGAGACGGTTACGGAAACGGCACAACCGCCGAGTGGCGGGCCGCGATGGATATCGATTGGATGACCAATCGGGAGATGGCTCAGGCCATCCCTCCGGCCTTCACACAGATGATAGGCGGAAGACTCCTCGACCAGATACGATCCGCCGAGTCGGCAGCCGGCTAGGCATCCTGCGAGGTCCGTCCGGGATGGCTGCCGGCTGCCGACTCCTTCTGAGGGCTTAGAGGAGGCGCTCAGGTCGCCTCTACGGCACGATCCCGGCCTGGCCGGGGTGATCCCCTTGCCCGGCGGGACTGGCACCCGTATCTGACGGGTGATCGGGGAAATAATCTGCAATAACCAGATTCCAGTCCCGCTCGAACGTCCCCGAATAATAGCAGCCCGCCCCCGGATCCCGACTCCGGGGGCGGGCCTTTTGCTATTCAGTGGAGGGGCATATTCAGGGCGAGAATGACCACGGCACCCCAGACGATCAGGAATGCCGTGATGCCGAGTAGGGCGGACCTATGCCTTCCGATTGAGAGCCTCATTTAGTACCTCCCGCGCCATATCGATCTTGGCCATGGTTTGGCGGATATCGACGCAGACGGCGGCATGACCGGCGAGCGCCTCCTCCTCCGATTCATACCGGACGATGGCCTCCACGTAGGCCTCCAGTTCCGGATGGATATCCTCCTCCCCTGGGGTCCGGAACACCATGGTCTCGAATACAATCGGCGTCCACTCTCCTGCCGCCAATCGGTCGCCGAGTCCGGCGCCATAGCCCATGTCATGGCCGAGCCAAACCGTCGAGATCCACAGCGGCCCGATCGTCGCCTCATCCACCCGGCAATAGGACCGGAAGGAATGTAGGACCGCGAACTCATCCCACTCCAGCGGTTGATTCTGCCGGTCGTAGAACATCGGCCGGGTCATGGTGAATCGGAACGCGACCATCTCCAGTGGCGGCACCAGGAGCCGGAGGGGCTCACCCGTTCTCATCAGGAGTGGGCCGAACTTCCGGTGAATCCTTTCGTGCCGTCGCTTGTTGGCCGCGTTGATCCGCCTCGTCCGGCTCATTCAGTTCTCCGACGCCTGCCGCCGGACCGCCGCTCCGGCCAGATACCAGCCATCATTGGCCCACATCCACACCTGGCCGGTCTCGGTATCGAGAACCTGCCACTTCTCCGGGCTTCGGGTGAAGAGGTGCGGCATCGGGATCGGCACCGGCATGTTCGCGTTGATCTCCCTGATCGACCGAATGGTCCGCCGGGTGTGCAGGATCGACCACCAGGTCAAACCAATCACAATCCAGGTCGCGGCAATCACGATAAACCATAGCCAATTCATAACCATCCTCTCGCCAGATCGGTCCGGGCCAGGTGCATCGCGTTGATGTACTGCCGGCCGGAAACCGTTGGCTTGGTGCACTTCTCCCCGGGGTTCGACTGACAGTTGGGGCATTTCACGGTGAGTGGGTCAGTCTCCTCTGGATGGCGACCAGAACTCGGTGCCGGGGAACTCTTCATTAGCCAGTGCCTCCTCCGCTGCCTCGCGCGGGGTCATCTCCGATTCGTACCAATCGCGCCATGTCTGATCGGCCAGGTCGGAATGATGCAGCCCCACCGCAGCGATGAGGAGGGCATCCACCTGGCCGATCCACTGTTGATAACTCACGCATACCTCCGGAAGGCTCGGCATCGACGGCAGAGGAGGCCGGACATCTTCGGTATCCGGAAGTCATGGCCGCGCCACGAACACATCAACCAGGCCTGCCAAACCTCTTCCCAGAGATCCAGTTCCATCCTTCTCAATGTGCGGACGCCTCCAGTTCCTCCCGCTCCCGGCCGGTGACCTTGTAGCCGTCGACCCGGGTCAACGCCTCGACCAGCGGATCCACCCCATGGTTCGCCTTCCGGTGCAGCGCCATCCCCTGCGCCTGGTACTTCTCCTTGCACTCCGGGCAGACGGAAGGGATCGGCGGGCGTTCGGTCCGGACGTGGGCTTTCCAGACGTGCGGAATGATCGTGTTGCGCATCACCCGTTCATCGCAGACCGGACAATTCACCCGGAGTTCGTTCAGGGGCTTGGTCGCTGCCACCGCCGGGGGCGGACTCGGCTGACTGATCTGCGGTAGCTGGCCCACCTCGTGCAGGATCGGGATGAGGTCGGCGAACTGCTTTGCGTGCACGTCGCAGACATCGAGGACCTTCGGAGTCGGCCGGCTGCCTTCACCCTCGATGCATCCGATGGTGAAAGTATGCGTGGCCTCCGCCTTCTCGACAAATAAGGTATCCTGTTTGTTGCCCTCCTGAAAACAGATGTCGCACCACTTAACGACCTGAATCTCCCGCATGTGCCCTCAACTCCTTCCGCTCCTGAACTCGCTGGATCCATTCGTCATCGATCGCCGTCACGTCGCCATCCGCGTCCGCCTCGCCGGTGATGATCACATCGCCGACGATCGACTGGAGGGCGATCGTGCTGGCAAACCGGTTGAGGGGCAAGCCGTTCAGTGCCCCCTCCTCGTTGCACCAGAGGATGCCCATCAGTGGCAGCCGGACCGCCTCCAGGTATCCGCCGACCGCCGATTGTAGTTGTCGCAGTTGAGGTCCCGCCGTCCTGGACAGTTCCACCAGCTCCCAGTCGCGGTCCGGATCGGCCGGGATGAGGACGGCCGGCAGGCCTTCACGCGGTGCCGACATTGAGGTTCTCCATCACGGCCATGATCGAGGCCAGCCGGATCACATCCCGATCGGTCCCGCTCAATCGGCCGAGCCCGTGGATCTGATATCCCTCGACGTAATCATAATTCGAGGAGACCACCGCGCCGGTCCGATCATGCCATCGAGTCCTGATTGTCGTGCACCTCATGCACTTCAATTGGTACTCGTAAAGATTGAGTCGATTGACCCATTGTACTGAGAACGGCCGCCACGAATGTCCGAAGTCTCGGCACTGGAGA